CAGAATAATAGGCTTGACCGGAACACCGACACCTAACGGTTTGATGGACCTCTGGAGCCAGATTTACTTATTGGACCAGGGAGAGAGGCTTGGAAAGACAATAACCGGATTCCGAGATAGATATTTTATCCCTGGGGCCCGTAGTGGGCATATTGTGTATGACTGGAAGGCAAAGAAGGAATCTGAAACGGCTATTTTTGAAAAAATCTCCGACATTTGTGTCAGCATGAAGGCCGAAGATTGGATCGCATTGCCTAAACGAATTGATAATATCGTTCCGGTTGTGCTGGATGCCAGTGCAAGGGCAAAGTATAAGAAGCTTGAAAGGGATCTCTTGCTTCCCATGGTGAATGCAGATATAGTAGCGAATACGGCTGCGGCGCTATCAACGAAGCTTTTGCAGCTGGCAAACGGTGCGGCTTATGATGAAAATAAAGGGACCCAGGAAATTCACAGTGCAAAGCTTGATGCATTGGAAGATATCCTGGAAGCTGCAAACGGGCATCCGGTACTGGTGTTTTATAACTATAAACATGACTTGGAACGGATTCAGCGACGCTTCCCACAGTGCCGGGTTTTAAGAAAAGGCGTTGATGGAAGTAAGGATATAGCAGATTGGAATGATGGAAAAATTGAGTTACTGGCAGTACATCCTGCATCGGCAGGCCATGGATTGAATCTGCAGGATGGCGGAAACGTAATTGTCTGGTTTGGATTGACCTGGAGCTTAGAGTTATATCAACAAGCGAATGCGAGACTATACCGGCAAGGGCAGAAGCGAAGCGTAATAATACATCATTTGGTGGCCGAGGAGACAATAGATGAAGATGTAATGAAGGCATTGCAGACTAAAGCAGCAGGACAAGAAGCATTAATGGCGGCAGTTAAAGCTAGAATTGATAAGGTTAGAGGGATTATAAATATGATTGCATAAAGTAACAATCCAGGTGTATTAAAAGGATTATAAATCTTAATTTTCGGAGGGATTAAAGTGATGACAAAAGATGATTTGAATGCGATATCTCAGGCTTTAGACAAACAAGTGAAAAAAGCGGTTGAAAAAATTCTTGAGGCAAAAAAGCAAGTGGAAGAACAACGGAGAGATTTCTTCAAAGAAACCGAAAAGCTATTGTATGCATACCCAAATTTAAAGCTAAAAGTTGCGCAGGATGAAGAGGATCTTGCAAGTGGAGCTTTTGCTATAAAAATTAATAAATCCAAGGATATAATAAAATATTCTGCCAATTCAGGTTACAGACTACCAGAAGAATATGTACAAGAGGAATTAATACGTAGCAGAAAGGCAAGTATGGAAAGAACAAAGTTGCAAGTACAGAGAATTGATAAGGCACTGGAAACTATAAAAGATGATCCATATTACGAAATTATTCCAATGAAGTATTTTGATTGCTTGCAGCCTGCGGAAATAGCAAAAAGACTTAATTGTGACGAAAGGACGTATCGTAGAAATAAAAATAGGTTAGTAAATAAGATTAAGATTGTTTTGTTTGGTGCAGATGCTTTGTGAACTTATAAAAATATAATGATGTCCGTTTTGTGTCCGTTTTATGCCCGTGACATGCCCGATTAACCATGTTATAATAATTACAATGGAATTTTTATGAGAACCGCACAAGGAAACTTGAAGCGGTTTTTTTATTGGCTTCCTAATAACATTAACCATAGTATGGACAGACACCGGTGATCTCTGAGCCATACTGTGTGAAAACTTAAAGGATGGTGAGGTGATATGGCGAAGAATAAGGGTGGAAGGCCGAGCATATACGAAGCAGAATGGCAAAACAAACTTGTAGTTATTCAAGGCTGGGCTAGGGACGGATTGACGAATGAGCAGATAGCAAAAAATATGGGTATATCAGTTAAAACATTGTATGAATGGCAGAACAAATACAGTGAGTTTCGTGAGGCCTTAAAAAAGGGAAAAGAAATCGTTGACCGGGAAGTCGAAAACGCCCTTTTAAAAAGAGCTTTAGGCTATAAATATACCGAAATAACCAGGGAAAGAGTTACTGAGATTAACTCTGAAACTGGCGAACCTGAATCAAGATTGGTAGTTACAAAGGAAGTAACCAAGGAAGTGGTACCAGATGTTACAGCACAGATATTTTGGCTTAAAAACCGAAAGCCCAATGAGTGGAAAGATAAGCGAGATATTGGCATCAACGGTGATATGGATATAAATAATAACCCTTTCAGGGGCCTGACAACAGAAGAATTAAAGAAGTTGATTGAAAATGACAATTGACATGGAATTGATTAAAAAGTATGCAAAGATAGAACTTGCCAGACGCGAGTTCTTTTATTTTTGCAATATTATGGCACCGGATTTCTATAAAACTAATAGAGAATACCTGAAAAAATTATGTGGCGAGCTACAAGATTTTTATTATTCTAGCGATGACGTATTAATCATAAACATGCCCCCAAGACATGGAAAGTCAAGAACAGCAGGTTTGTTCACTCAGTGGGTTTTTGGGAAGAACCAAAAAGAAAAAGTCATAACAGGGTCCTACAATGAAACACTATCAACGGTATTTTCAAAAAATGTAAGGGATTCTATATCAGAAGAAAAAGCTGATGAAGATAAAATCGTTTATAGTGATATATTTCCCGGGGTGAAGATTAAAAAAGGCGATGCAGCCATGAATCTTTGGAGCCTGGAAGGTGGCTATAATAATTACCTTGCGACTTCACCTACAGGAACAGCTACAGGTTTTGGCTGTACGCTGATGATAATAGATGACCTTATTAAAAACAGCGAGGAGGCCTATAACGAGAATGTATTAGAAAAGCATTGGAGCTGGTTCACTAATACCATGTTATCCCGTCTTGAGGAAGGCGGGAAAATCATAATTATAATGACAAGATGGGCAACAGGTGACTTGGCAGGCAGAGCCTTGGAGCATTTTAAAAACGAAAAAAAACGAGTAAGGCATATATGCATGAAAGCGTTGCAGGAAGATGGAAGTATGTTGTGCCCTGAAATACTTAGTTGTGAAAGTTATAATATGAAGGTTAGGGCTATGGGTGAAGATATAGCAAGTGCTAATTATCAACAAGAGCCTATTGATATAAGAGGTAAGCTATACAGTTCATTTAAAACATATATAGATATTCCAAGAGATGGCAATGGAAGTTCATTATTAACACGTATTGGAGCTTATATTGACACCGCTGATGAAGGAGATGATTACTTATGCGCTATAGTTTATGGTGAATATAACAAAGAGGCTTATGTGCTAGATGTTTTATATACAAAAGAACCTATGGAGCTTACAGAACCAGCTACAGCAAAGATGCTATATGAAAATGAAGTCAGCAGAACAGATATTGAAAGTAATAACGGTGGCCGAGGCTTTGCAAGGGCTGTTGAACGGATATTGAAGGAGAAATACAAGACCAATAGGACGAAAATAAAGTGGTTTCATCAGAATAAGAATAAAAAGGCTAGGATTCTTTCAAATGCAACATGGGTTATGAATCACATATATTTCCCAGTGAATTGGAGAGACAGGTGGCCTGAATACTATAAAGCCATGACAACATACCAAAGAGAAGGTAAAAATCTTCATGATGATGCACCTGATGCTACAACAGGAATAGCAGAGACTATTTTACAAGGTGGCGGTCTATCAGTCCTAAAATAAGTGAGGTGATACTTTGTTTAGCTTCAAGAATCTATTTAGAAATGATATAAACATTATGACTATAGAAGATATTCTCTATGATGAGATACAGGAGTTTAATGCATCAGATAAAAGAGCCTGGATGGTTATTGGGGATAAATATTACCGGTGCGAGAATGACATTTACAACAGAAGGATTACGAGAAAAACAGAAAACGGGGAAATAATCGATTATTCTAAAGCCAATAACAAATTGGCTCATGGTTTTGTTAAAAATTTAGTAGATGAAAAAATCGGATATTTGCTCACGAAAGATTATTCTCTGAAATGTGATAATGAAGAATATATCGAGAAAGTTAAAGACGTTCTGGGCAAGTATTTTCAATATACACTTACCAGGCTAGGCTACGAAGCATCAAATAAAGGTATAGCATGGCTACAGATTTACATAAACGAGAGGGGCAAGTTTGGTATGATGATAATTCCGGCCGAACAATGCGTGCCCCTTTGGAAAGATAATACTCATACTGAACTTGATGGTATGATCAGGTATTACGTACAGACAGTTTATGAAGGCAGGGAAAAGAAACAAATTACTCATGTGGAATACTACACAGATAAAGAAACTTATTTTTATGTTCTGAATGGTGACCATCTTATTCCGGATATAGAGCAGCATGAAGGAGGACCGATACTCCATTACAAAAAGGGCGAAGAAGATAGAAGCTGGGGGAAGGTGCCTTTTATAGCTTTTAAAAATAATTTTCTTGAATATCCGGATGTGAAGTTTATTAAATCTCTTGTAGACAGTTATGATAAATCGAGAAGTGATATAGATAATTTTATTGAGGAAACCAAGAATCTTGTATATGTTCTTAAAGGTTATGGCGGACAAGATTTATCCGAATTTATGAAGGACCTGAATTATTACCGGGCCATAAAAATAGATGATCCGGAGTACGGTGGAGTTGATACTCTTACTCCCAAAATAGATATTGAAGCTGCCAAAGAGCATTTTGAGCAACTAAAAAGGGATATTAATGAATTCGGTCAAGGAGTACCTAAAGACCTTGATAAATTTGGAAACTCTCCCAGCGGTACAGCTCTTAAATTCCTATATAGCGGTCTTGACTTAAAATGCAATCACCTGGAAGTAGAATTCAGACAGGCATTTAACCAGCTTTTGTACTTCATAAACGTATATCTCGCAGAGAACGGACAAGGAAATTATGAAAACGAGTATGTGGAACTTATCTTTAATCGAGATATCCAGATTAATGAAACTGAGGCTATTACCAACGCCCAGAACAGCAAAGGCATCATAAGCGATAAGACCATTATTGCAAATCATCCTTGGGTAAGTGATGTAGAAGCAGAATTGGCACAGATTGAAAAAGAAAATAAATCAAATGAGCCTCCTTTGTTTAAAGAAGGTGATGAAGAATGATAAAGTAGGTGATGCTTATTGGGTAAAAAAGATATATCATACTGGGAACAAAGGCAAGAGTTAACTTATTTAGCTGGAGAGAAAAAAGTTAACGAATATTACAAAGGATTGCAGGAATCTTTTGAACAGGCCAAAAAAGAAATCCAAAGTGTCATTAATAATTTCCACATACGATATGCAAAAGAAAACAAAGTATCGTATACAGAAGCCCAAAAGCTACTAGACAAAGCGGAAATAGGAGAATTAAAAGACTTTATAGATAAAGTTAATAAGCACATGGGTGAGTATAACCTGGAACTTAATAATATATCTATAAAGGCAAGAATTACTCGATACCAGGCACTTGAAAAACAGATAGATGCTATACTCCAGCAGTTGTATGCTATAGAGTATCAATATAAAGGCGAGGAAACTCTAAAGGAAATATACGAGGATTCCTACTACAGGACCTGGTTCAGCATTGATACATATAAAGGTTTTCATCAGGAGTTTGCTCAAATAAATCCGCGAACAATAGAAGAATTAATAAAATATCCTTGGAATGGTGCAAATTTTTCAACAAGGATATGGAAACAAAAGGACCACCTGTTACAGGCGTTAGCCGAAAACATTACAACTATGCTAATACAAGGAAGAGATCCTCAAACACTTGCAAGAGATTTTGCAAAGAAATTTAATACAAAAGAATATGAAGCTTATAGGCTGCTACATACAGAGAGCAGCTTTATTATTGAGCAGGGAACTTTAGCGGCATACAAAGAGGATGGTGTGGAGAAATACCAAATACTTGCTACACTAGATAATCGCACATCAGATATATGCAGAAGTGAAGATGGGAAAATATATGATGTAGATAAAGCTACGGTAGGAGTTAATTATCCACCATATCATCCGTTCTGCAGGACTACAACAATACCATATTATGAGGACGATGATATTTCTGATGATACAAGAGTAGCAAAGGATTCAGCAACAGGTAAAAGTTATGAGGTTCCTGCAGATATGAAGTATGAAGAATGGTATGATAAATACGTTAAGGATAATCCTGAGGCTTTACTTGCTGAAAAGAAGTGGAAGAACAGACGTACAGATCAAAAGCAGTATGAAAGATATAAAGGAGTTTTAGGTAAAAACCTAGGCGTTAAATCTCTTGATGAGTTCCAAGAATTAAAGTATACTAATAATGATAAATGGAATGAACTGAAAGCTGAATATCACATAATAAGCCGTGGGAAGTATTTACAAGAACAATTTGCGTATATTTATAATGGCGAAAAATTATTTATTCCTAAAAATACTGTTTTTGAAACTGTTAAAGTGATCGCTGGAGGTAACAGTGGAGTACAACTTAGAGTAAAAGAAGCATTATCTAAAAAATATGGCGGAAATCCAGAAGATTGGAAAAAGAAAGTAGGGAAAATCGAATCTGCTAAATATATTTTTGATATGCATTGGTATGAACTGAATGGTAAGCAATATGAAATGAAGTTAAAAAATCGGAGTGATAAAAAATGAAAATAAAGGTGTATCAATCAGAACAAGATAAATATATAGAAATGGAAAGTATAGGAAAGGTAAAATATGTTGGGGAATCCTTCGGTGTTGACGGATTAACTAACGGCAATATTTATGATGTCATTGAAGTTTTGAAAGATGATTTAATAAGAGTAGTTGATGATAGCGGTGAAGATTATCTTTATTCTATTTCTAATCCCAGGCCATTAGATGAAAGCTCACCTGGGGGCAAATGGATCGTTGTTGAAGATTATAGCGGCAAGTTAAGTCAAGTGATTTGAATATCATCTATCTAATAACGATAGATGATATTTTTATACCCACAAACAAGCATCTGGGTAGTCAGGTGCTTTTATTATGCCTATTTGGAGGTGAACAAATGGCTAAATATAGAAAAAAGCCTGTGGTAATTGAGGCCATACAATATGATGGGAAAAATTCAGCCGATATTTTTGAGTTTTGTGGACGGCCTT